TCTGCGCCGGAGCTGGCCGCCTGTTCCGTGCCTTCGATGGCGGTGAGGTTCGGATCCAGCAGGTAGGGGATGAGCATGCCGCCGTCGGAGATGACGCCGCGGTTCGCCTGGCCCTGCTGCGGGTTGATGGCGAAGAGACGGCCCTTCTCGTTGGTGCCGCGGAGAGCGCCGAGTGCCTTCAGGTCGGTCTTGTTCAGGAACAGCATGGCGTTTCCGCCGGCCTCGTAGGTGTTGCCGTAGGCAAAGTAGAGGTTGTTGAGCAGCTGCTCGTCGACTTTGCCGGCGCCGGTGTTGACCGTCGCAGCGACCGTGGAGATGATCGAGCTGCCGGCCTTGTTGGTGCCGTTCAGCATGCCGTAGATCACATGGGTGCCTTCGCTGTCGCCCTTCAGGATGAGCGCGGCGATCTTGTTGCGCAGAGCGCGGAAGGCCATGGCCTGCACCTTCTGCATGTAGGCAGTCGGGCTGAGGAGGGCGATGTTGCGGTCCACGAAGCTGGTCACGCTGACTTCATAGGGCTTGATGACGCTGATGCCGAAGGTGGGGTCGTGGGCGGTGCGTGCGGTGCCGGCAGTGCTGGCAGGCGCGCCGACTGCGGCGGTCGGATCGGCAACGGCGTACGGTTCCTCCCAGCCGGAAAGACCGGTCATATCCTGCACGCGGACCAGATCCACCAGAGAGGTCTGACCGAGGCCGTCGTTGACCTGGGCGCCTGCGCCGGTGGGCTGGGTGATGGTGCCGGAGTAGAGGGTGCCGTCTCCGTCGGTGTTCCGGAGACCTCTGCGGATCTCGTCAACCGTGAAACGGATCTCGCGGCGGTTGCGGAGAGCGTTGGCGCGCTCTTCGGCGATGTCGCGGACTTCCGCCTCGCTGGGCTGACGCATGTCGATGACGCGCTCCTGCTCCGAGATCAGAGCCTGCACGCGGTCGATCTCCGCGTTGATGTTGCCGACCTGAGTCATCGCGGACTCGTAATCGGCCTGGTTGTTGGCCTCCAGGGCGGCCTGCGCAGTGTTCAGTGCGGCAGTGCGGTCCGCGGCCAGTGCGATGAGTTTCCTCTTCATTGATTTTTCCTCCAATGATTAGATCTATATCAGCGGCACGCCGGCACGAGGACCGGCCTGCTGGCCGCGGATATGCTTAATGTTTCGGATCGGAACCTTTGCTCAGAATGAGCGCCAGAACGACCAGGCTGACGCCTGCTGCGATGATGCCGGCCGGGAGGTATATGATCCCCACTCCGACAGAAATCGCTGTCAGGCCCAAAATAAAGCAAATAATGACGATCACTCGGAGTCACCTCCGCCGGTACCGCTTTCGGCACGCTCTTTGGAGAGCTCACGCCAATCCTGCAGCGGGACGAAGTTCAGGCTGGCGTAGTGATCATCGCCGCCTGCCACGTCCGGCATGTCTTCCAGCTCGCGGATATCGTTCACAGAGAATGCACCGATCTCGCGGAGCTTCCGGTACCACTCGCCGCGGCTCTGATAATCGCCGCGCAGTTCGTTCATGAGGTTGCCGCGGATCCGGAGCCCCTTCTGGATGTCCTGCGGAGAGAGCAGCTTGTACAGCAGTTCCTGTTCCCAGATCACCGCATTCGGATGCAGGGTGCCGGTCACGTACTCGATCGCGTTCTGCTCGTTCGAGCTGTAGCTCTGTTTCCCGGCCTGCAGCTTATATAGCGGCACACCGAAGAACCGGGCGATGTCTTCCACGCTCAGCGCGGACTGTTCCACAAACTGCGCGTCCCGGTTACTGATGCTCAGGGGCTTGTAATCCAGACCCATGTCGAGCACGGCGATCCGCATCGCGTTCGCCGGTCCGGCGTGGCGCTTTTCCCACTCTTCCCGGATCCGGTCCTTTTTGCTGATCGTGCGGGTCGTTCCGTCTGCTTCCGAGACCGTCACGTTGCCGCCGAGATCCGAGTCGGTCCGCAGGATCCCGGAAGGCTGGCCGCCGTTCTGGTAGTAGCTCGCGCTGTATTGCTGCGCGGCCCGGCCTGTCCGGATGACTTCCTCGGCGCGTTCCAGGTAGCCGATGCCTTTATAGCCGTTTTTGCTGAATGCCGTCACATGGATCACATCCATGCGGCCGCAGGTGATCATCTCCTGGGTATAGGGGTGCTGCAGCACATACTGCAGCGTACCGTCGGTCAGCAGGTTGGTCTGCCAGTTGCCGCGGGGGATCGGAACCAGCTCCACGGGTTTCAGCGTGTTCCTGTCGCGGCGGATCCAGGCGATCCCGTTGCCGCTGCTGACGCGCTCCGCTTCCATCATCTTCCGGAAGGCGAAGGGAGTCTGCCATGCGTTGGGCCGGATGGAAAGCAGCTCGCTGATCTGGTGTTCCACATGCTCCCGCGTCTCCGAATCGTAAACGAAAAACGGCATCTTCCCGATCGAGTCGGAAAGGATATCGATGCAGCGGGAAACGGTGGACAGCTTCAGTGCCGAGTCCTGATCGGTCGGGGTATAATTTCCGGAAAGCCCGAGCGACGTCACCGTGACCGCATTCTCCACGGGAGGATCCCGCTGCGCGGACGGATCTGTCCTGCGGCCGGCGCCGAGAGACAGAAGACCGCGTTCCAGTCTGTTCACCGATCGGCCCTCGCTCTCTCCAGATCGATGGCTGCCTGATAGCGCCAGCTGTCGATTAGGTTCTCCGCGGTTTCCGCCAGCTCCCGCTCCGGGATCGGCTCCGGTCGTTTAACGGGATGTCCGGGGACCTCGTCCATGGACCCGGCCCGGACGGCTGACTCATAGCGCTCCAACAGATCCTTCGGCGCGGCGGACAGGCCGGCCGCGTTGCTAACGCGGATCCCGCTGGTCAGAGGCAGGGAGAGTGCCTGCTCATCGTCCAGATCGAGATATCCGTCGACCAGGCCAAGCTCCATGGCGTCCTGTACGGGCATCCAGGTCGAATCGTCGACCAGCTGCTCGAATTTTCGCCGGGTAGCCTTGCCGGCGCTCTTCACGACGTAGCCGTTCAGGATCGAAGCCTTCACGGAGTCCAGGAAGTTCTTCAGCTCCCGCGCGTCGTTGTTGTTGAGGTAGTCCTCGACATAAGCGGAGGGCTGGTGGATCATGATCTGGGCCACCGGGGAAGCCAGGACGGTGTCGCAGCCGCACATCACGGTCGTCGCGGCGGAAGCCGCCAGCGAGATGATATGAGCCTCAGTAAGTGCCCGACAGGCCTGCAGCATCCCGTAGATTTCGAAGCCTGCCCAGACGTCGCCGCCGGGGCTGTTGATCTCCAGGATCAGCTCCTCGTCCGGAGCCAGATCGCGAATCGCCTCCCGCACCTGATGCGGGCAGCAGAACGGGATCCCGAAAAGCTCATAGATCCACGCCCACTCATCGGCGATGATCTCGCCGAAAAGTTCAATCTTCATCGGGGAATACCTCCTCTGTCTGATAATTCAGCCGGATCGTGTACATCCGGCGGTAGTAGCCGACTTCTTTCTCAAAGAGGTCCGGAGAGCTCTGCGTCATATCCGCGGTCTCGATCAGGATCTTCCCGCAGGGCTCGGTCAAGTCGCCTTCCGGTGTACTGTAGACGCCTCCGCGCATGTCGCGGATCGCCTGGCGTGCCCGGAGGCACATCGCCTGAAGCCCCCGGTAGGAGGTCGATACCAGATGCAGCGTCCCCGAGTATGCCTGAAGACCGGACCAGCCGTCCAGCGTCGGATCTTCGTTGTCTGTGTCTGAGATGTAGAAGGCAAAGGGAGGAAGCCAGTCCTTCTTCGGTTGCAGCGCAGCCACCTTGTTCACCAGGACCGGGACGGTCTCCAGCGCGGCGACCAGCGCGAACTCCGGACTCAGTCGTTCCAGCTTCGGGATTATTTCTTCTCCAGCCATATCTTCTCCAATTCTTCCATAGTCACGTTGATCATCGTCTGCTTAACGGATTCGCTCGAGCTGTCCGCACCTTCCTGCATGAAATGCCGGCCCTCGATATACTGCGTCTTCTCCGTCTTGCCGGCGGAGCCCGGCCGCATGCGGAACTGCGCGGTCTTGGGATCGTAATACACGAGCCCGCCGCCGGGCGCCCGTGCCAGGAAACCGTACTCCATCGAGGAAGGGTAGTAGGCGTATTTGTTGTCGCCGCCGAGAGCTCCCCAGTTTGCGATGTCTTTCTGGAAGATCCCGTTTGCTTCGGGGCCGCCCCGGACGGTGACCTGGCGGACCTTCCGGCCTCTCTTGTGGCTCTTTTCTGCCCGGATGACCAGATTCTTTTTCAGAGCTCCGGTGCGCTCCGGGACGCCGCTCTTGATGGCCCGCTTCAGGACCAGCGCCGCTTTCGAGGTGCCCTTGTTGATGGCCTTCTGCGGCGATTCTGCCAGTTTGTTGAACATCCGGATCGTGGAGGTGATATCGTTCATATCGAACCGGACGGGCACGCCCGGTTCCATCATTGCCAGACCTCCGCGACCTTCAGCTGCTGGTAGCGGTCTTCCTCGTCCAGATCCAGCGGAGGCGTCAGGATCCGGAAGCGCTTGTCCTTATACACGGCCCGCATCGTGACCGCGTTGCGCGTCCATTTCCGCTTGCGGATCTTGATGTTGTGAGTCACTTCGCCGGTCTCCTGGCCCGCGGCATAGAACTCGCGGCCGGTGATCGTCCGGAGGGAAGCCCAGACCGTGAAGTCGGTCTCCCAGTTCTCGTCCTGCAGATAGGCAAAGTCTCCGACGACATCCGCTTCGCCGACAAAACGCTGGAAGGTGATCCGCTTATCCAGTTCGCTGGCATCGTCGTATTTTTTCGCCATGGTTCCTCCTGTGTGTCCGTTCCGGACACGTTACATACTCCACTCGCCGGACTCGAGCCGGTCGGAGAGGGTAGGATTGTCTCTTCGGATCAGCGCTCGCGCCAGGGCGTTCATCATGCCCGCCACCGGGTCGATGCGCTGCGTGTCTTTCTGGTTCTTTTTGCTGAGTTTCAGATCGCCGTAATTGTTCATAACCTCCACGGCGTTCGCCAGGCACCAGACGGCGAGATCGTTCTGCTCGATCAGGACCTTGCCCTGGAGCAGTAGCTCCCGGAAGCCCTTGACCGCGAGATTCTGGCCGGCGCAGGTCTGCGAGATCTCCACGCACCAGTCCTCGTTGTTTTCCTCTTCGCAGAGCCGGATCGCCAGATCCGTTGCGTTATGCCCGTCGTAGCAGACTTCCACGACCTTCCAGTCGTGTTCTTTCTGCCCGGTCCGGATCCAGAGGGCCACATAGCCGTTGTCGGTGACGTCGCCCGGCGTCAGGGTGCACCAGCCTCGCTGGGACCAGGCACGGTACTCGACCTTGTCGCTGTGCTCGTGTTTGATGCAGGCGCCCTCGGGAAGGAAGCCGTGCATCTTCACGGCCACGCGGCCGTCCTTCAGCAGGAACACCGCGGCGACGCCCGAGAGATCGATCCTCTTGCCGAGGTCGAAACCGACCCAGCACTCCATCCCGTCCGTCAGTGCGGAAAACTCTTCCGGCGAGATCATAGACTGCCGGACCAGATCCATGCAGTGCTCATCGAGGTACCGGTTCTCGGAGCCGGTCTGCCAGTTGTCCATTCGGCGCGTCAGGAACTGCCGGATCTTGGTGGAGTCGTTGCTGCCGTATGCAGCGGTGTATTCGGCCTCGATCTGGAGCCGCATGTTCCGGCTGTAGTCGTTATCCGCCCGGAAGCAGGGGTTCGGCATGCACCATTTTGTCTTGTCGTGAGGATCCGCGCCTTCCGGAAGCTCCCGGATCATCACGAAGTACCGGTCGTCCAATTGGAGCCCGTCCAGGATCCGCTTCGCGTACAGCTCCTCCTGAAAGCAGGGCTTGCTTTCCGCGTCGTCTCCGGCGGTCGTGATACACTCCAGAAGAGGCTGACGGCGTTTGCCGAAGGATGTCAGACCGATATCGTAGATCGTCGAGGTCGGGTGCGCGTGATACTCGTCCACGACGAAAAAGGTCGGAGCACCGGAGTCCTTGTTCTTGGTGTCCTTACTCAGGGCCCGCATCCGGCCGCCGAGAGTCCGGTGCCGGATCGGGTTCGCCTTCGGGATGAAGAGCTTCTTTGCAATCTTCGGAGAAGCCAGCGCCATCTCGCGCGCGTCGCCGAAGACCCGCATGGCCTGCCCGCGGTCCACCGCGGCGCATTCCACTTCCGGGCTCTTCTCATACTCCGCGAGCTCCGGCTGGTAGGGCGGATAGATCGCATCCGCGCACATGTGATACAAACACTGCGCCGACTTCTCGGTGCTCTTGAAGTTCCCGCGGGCCCGCTTGTTGTAGGTCCGGATGAAGCGCCTGGCGCCGGTGTCCTTGTGGACCCAGCCGTAGACGCAGCCCAGGTCGAAGATCTGCCAGTCCTGCAGCTGCACCGGTTCGCCGGCCTCCGGGCCGCGGGTCTGGATGCAGAGCCCGAACCAGCGGATGATCCGATCGGCGCGGGTCGTGTCGAAAACAAAAGGGAAATCCTCATCGCCGATCCGGTCCAGATCGTCCAGGTGCCGCTGGCAGGCTTTGATCTCGTACGGACAGCAGAGATCGTGGAGCCGTCCGCGCGTGACCTGCTTCGCGTACATGGTCACGGGGTGCGTGAGGATCTTGTCCCGGCCCGGCATATCAGACGGAGGGCTCCAAAACGGCCACTCTGTGCTCGACCAGGATCTCGGCGCGCTCCGGATCCGCGCGGTAGACTTCGCCGACGTCCGTCATGACGCGGCGCACCGTGTCGTAGTAGCCGGAGATGCATCGTACCTCGACGGTGCCTTCGATCTCTTCCAGATAGGTGCCGGCGCCCGGTTCCAGCAGATCCGCCCAGTGATCGGCGGGCGGGGTGTATTTGAATTTCTTGAGGCCCTTCTGCAGGGCTTCGACCGGGATCTCCTTGAAGTCCATCGGCAGAACGAAGCCGTTCACGCCGTCCTTGACGCCCATCTCGAAGGCCGCGGGGAAGTCGGTGACGATCACCGGTGTTCCTACGCTCAGGGCCTCGTTGATCGAGTAAGGCAGGCCTTCCGTGTCGCTCAGCTGGACCAGATAGTCCGCTGCGGCGATGAAGTCCACCACGTCCAGCCGGCGGGGCCGCCAGAAGACGTTGGGGCTCTTAAAGAACGGAGCGCCGTCCGTGAAGATCTCCCAGGTGTAAGCCACGCCCAGCCTGTCCAGGGTGAGCGCGAATCGTTTCATGCGGTCCAGGCCCTTCTCGTGGGAGAGGCGGGTCGCGCTGATCAGACGCAGGGTTTTCTTCGGCTTCTGCACGATCATCGGATTGTAGCAGAGCTCGATCTCGTCTCCTTCGGTCAGCTCGCGGTAGCTGTCGCAGACGATCTGGCTCACGCCGACGACCCGCGTGATCTTCGGCAGGTGCGGCGGCGGATAGCCCAGCGCCTTATAGTCGCCGTGCACCACCAGGAAGTACTCGTCCGCTTCGACCTTGTCGATGATGTTCGCGTCGTAGCAGAAGAAGGCCTTCTTGCACTGTATCGTCTGGCCCGTGTACTTTTCGGTCCGCACCACGCGCCGGAGGCGGCGCAGCTGCTCCGGATCCGCGCTGGAATAGAAGACCGTGATGTCGTGGGTGGCGCCGTATTTCTTTCCAAGTGACCACAGCCAGGTCTCGATCCCGCCGATCGGGCAGAGCCGGCTGTAGTAAAAGATGTTGTTGTACATAATTCCTCCATCATGCGGATCAGGCGAAGAGATCCGCGTCGGGGTCGTATTCTTCCTGCTCGGCCAGACGCTTCGCCAGGCGCACCCGGCTCTCCGGTGTCAGGCCCAGCTTGGAGGCATAGGTCAGCAGATCGCGCTCGATCGACTGGAGCTCGGATGACAGGCCGATCATGATCTTCAGCGTGGCGTTCTCCGGATCGTCGTCGTAGAGGTCCCGCCATTTCAGATAGGCAGCCTGGAGGGTATCCCTCCGGGCGAGCTTCGCACAGTAGATCGCCAGTGTGTCGGTGTCCAGGATGTCGATGATCTCCAGACCCTCCATCGCCTTCAGGATCCGGGACCAGTGTTTGCCGGCGGCCTTGTCCTGGATGATCAGCTTCGGCTTCTTCGGTGTCCGGGAAGGAAGGATCGCCTCCTGTCCGCTGCGGGCTTCGATCTCCGCCTTGGTCAGGTGCTTGGTCATGTTGTCGAGGCTCTTCACCGGTGTCGGCATATTTATACCTCCAGCTGATTGGGGAGAATTTCTCTTAATTCTG